GATGACATTTTGGATTTCTCAGAGAAGAATCCATTTGCTGAAACGAGGGTGTGGTAATGTTTGGACACGATTTTTATCACGGTACGTTAAGACGCCATGTAATCATGTTTGGCAATCTCTTCAATGATATGCAGATTAAGCGTTTTGATCAGAACAATAATACTATTCAAACAGTCAATGTGCCGATTGCATATGGACCAAAACAGCGTTATATTGAACGTGAACTAGGCGACCCAACAGGTCTGCGTAGCGTATCAATTGTGCTACCGCGCATGTCGTTTGTAATGTCTTCAATGTCATATGCACCAATTCGCAAGTTGAATAGCACACTCAAATACAAGAGCAATTTCAACGCAACAAACAAAGAGTTTTCTTCAGTCTATGCGCCTGTGCCATACGACATGAACTTTACGTTATCAATCATGACAAAGAATGCAGAAGACGGTATTCAATTGTGCGAAAAGATTGTGCCATTTTTCACACCAGATTTTACAGTTACGGTGAGAGCATTGCCAGAACTAGGAGTTAATCTTGACGTTCCAATCGAACTTACGAATATTTCGTCAGATGATAGTTATGAGGGGCAGTATGAAGACCCACGCATTATGACATGGGATTTAGATTTTATTGTCAAAGGCTATCTGTTTGGACCTGTCACAAAGAGCAAGTACATTACAAATCTTGAAGTTAATACATTCAATGATGATGGCAATGATAACTTTGACTTAGACGCAACTCAACTTTTCACAGGAAATTCGAACTTTGAAACTTCGAATACTATATCATGAAACAAACAATAGATCAAAAGATAGAAACTGTTTTAGACATTGCGCCTGTCGCATCTAACATTGTACCAAAAAAGAATACGGTTGTGATTGAAAATACTACAGTTGATGATGACTATGAGTACGCAAGAAAGAATTTGCGAACCCTAATTGACAATGGTAAAAATGCAATGGAAGATTTAGCCTATCTTGCGAGAGAAGGTGAGTCGCCACGCACATATGAAGTACTAGGACAATTGATTAAAACCATTGCCGAAACAAATAAAGACTTGTTGGACATTGCAAAGAAAAAGAAAGATATTCAGCAAGAAAAAGGTAGCGAACAGCCAACGCACGTTACAAATGCACTATTTGTTGGAAGTACCGCAGAATTACAAAAATTGATAAAGGGAACTTAACATGTATCAGTACAGAGCAAAAATTTTAAAAGTACTTGACGGCGACACAGTAGAGATTGATTTAGATTTAGGATTTAAAATTGTTCTATCAAATCAAAAAGTGCGCTTGGCTGGCATCGATACGCCAGAATCTAGAACTGCAAATACTGAAGAGAAACCAAGAGGGGTATTGTCAAAGAAAAAATTGCAAGAAAAACTACCAGTTGGTTCATGGGCTATAATTGAAACAATGCGCCCCGATAGCAATGACGATAAATTTGGTCGTATTCTAGGCGTATTCATTACTGAAGACGGCACAAGAGTTAATCAATGGATGATTGACAATAACTATGCAGTTTTGTACTTGGGCGAGAATAAAGAATTAGTGCAGGAAGCACATCAACAAAACAAAAAGATTCTCATTGAAAGAGGCGAACTGCCAAACAAATAATTTATGGCAACTAAAACATATCTTGGTAACGCGAATCTAAAAGCGATTGGTGTAGACCTTGAATTTACTGAAGATCAAATTCAAGAATACCTCAAGTGCGCCAAAGACCCAATTTACTTTATTGAATCTTACTGTAAAATTGTAACGCTGGACCACGGGCTTCAGCCTTTCAAACTTTACGATTGTCAAAAGAATAAAGTCAACATCATTCACAACAATCGCAAAATAATTTTGATGGAGGGGCGTCAGCAAGGTAAGACTACTACATCTGCGGCATACATTCTTTGGTATACTCTTTTTCAAGAAAGCAAAACAGTTGCAATTCTTGCAAACAAAGCATCAGCGGCGCGAGAGGTTTTATATCGTTATCAGTTAATGTATGAGAATCTTCCAATCTGGTTGCAACAAGGTGTGTCAACATGGAACAAAGGTGACATTGCACTAGAGAATGGTTCAATTGTATTTACAGCCGCAACAAGCAGACAAGGTATTCGTGGTAAATCCGTAAACATGTTGTATGTTGACGAAACTGCAATTATTCCAAACAATCTTGCTGAAGAATTCTTCACCGCAGTTTATCCTACAATTTCTGCTGGTGAAACTACAAAGATTCTTCTTTCATCTACACCACTTGGTTACAATCACTTTTGGAAATTCTGGAACGATGCAAAAAATGATCGTAATGGGTTTGTGCCGTTGTTTATTCCGTATTGGGAGATTCCTGGTCGAGATGAGAAATGGGCAGAGACCCAAAGAAAACTTCTTGGTGAATTAAAATATAATCAAGAGGTTCTCTGTAACTTTCTTGGTTCAAGTCTTACACTCATTGCCGCAGATACAATCGCGCAGTTGTCAGCAGATCAACCAATTTACAGCAAAGACGGATTGGATGTATACGAAATAGCAGAAAAGAATAAAACTTATGTCATTGTTGCTGATACAGCAAAAGGTGTTGAGGGTGATTATTCAGCATTTCAAATCATCGATGTTACTGAGATGCCATACAAACAAGTTGGTAAGTATAGAGACAACAAAATTAGTCCATTACTTTATCCATCCGTTATCTACAAACTAGCAAAAGAATTTAATGATGCATATGTTCTGGTAGAAATAAATGTTTCTGAACAAGTTGCAGACATTCTCTACAATGAGTACGAATATGAAAACATCATTTTTGTAAATAGAAATACAAACGGGCAAGTTGTTTCAGGCGGCTTTGGTGGCGGTAAAACACAACTTGGCGTAATCACGGATAAGAAGGTCAAAAGAATTGGGTGCTCTAACTTTAAGTCAATGGCTGAAGAAAAGAAACTGCTTATTCGTGATGCAGATACTATTTCAGAAATTTCAACATTCATTCAAAAAAGAAGCAGTTATCAAGCCGATGAAGGTTATCATGATGACCTTGTCATGCCTTTTGTTTTATTTTCATGGCTCACGACTAACCCATATTTCAAAGACCTAACAAACATAAATATACGAAAAGAACTATATGAAAAGCGTATTCAAGACATTGAACAAGAATTGACTCCATTTGGAATTATCAATGACGGCCAAGATGAAGGCGCTTTTGTAGATTCAACTGGTCAAATGTGGCAAAGTGAAAATTCATTTTTTTATAAATAAAACAAGAATAATGAATGAATACCCTTTAAGTGAACGAAAAGATATAACATCTTACAATCAAGGAGAAAAAGAATGGCAATCAATTTAATCTCACCAGGAATTAAGATTACCGAACAAGATCAGGTAGCGACAATTCCCGCTTCCGGCGCATCTGTAGGTGCAGTAGTCGGTATGCATAGATGGGGTCCAGTTGAGCAAGCAACACTGGTAACAAGCGAAACAGAATTGGTCGCCCGATTCGGTGCGCCAAATGCAACCAACGCTGTTGACTTCCTAACCGGAGCAAACTATCTATCATACGCAGGCGCATTGTACGTTTCCCGTGCGAATACTTCAGGTTTGCTTAACGCAACCGCAGAAGCAACCACAGGTTCAGGTAATACAGGTACAGGTCTTCTAATTAAGAACGAAGATGTATATGATAACACATATGCAGATGGTTCTGGTGACGTAGGACCATGGGCTGCTCAGTACGCTGGCGCACTTGGTAACTCTCTAAAAGTTTCTACATGCCCTTCAGCAACGGCATGGGAGTCAACTTTGACTGGTACTTTCACCGTAGCCGCAGGCGCAACAGCCGTTGTCGGTACTGGTTCAGCCGCAAATACTGAAGTTACTGTAGGTGACATTCTAGTAATTGGCGGTCGTTCAATTCAAGTTGCGGCAGTTACAAACGCAACTCACCTAACACTTGAGTCAGCACACTTGACTGGCGCAACAGCCGCAACAGCAGTTCGCCGTTGGGAATATTTCGATTCATTCGATGTAGCACCAGGCACATCAACATATGCCGCATCTAAAGGCGGTGCAAACGATGAAATGCACATTGCAATTGTTGACGAAGACGGATTGATCACTGGCACATCAGGAACATTGCTTGAAAAATTTGCCGCTGTCTCAAAAGGTAGCGATGCAAAAGGCGAACAAGGTGGTAACAACTTCTACAAAGACGTAGTAAACAATACTTCTAAATATGTTTATTGGATGGACAAAGATGCCGCTGGCTCAAACTGGAACACAACTGTAGTAGGCAAGACTTTCACAGCAGTTACAGCACCAAAGAACTACTCACTCGCCGGTGGCGCTGATGGTTCATACCCAACCGATGCACAAAAGATTACAGCATTTGACGTATTCAAGAACAAAGCATCAGTCAAGATTGACTTGATTGCAATGGGTAAAGCATCTGCTACAGTAATTAACACAGTTATTGCAGACATTGCTGAAAAGCGTAAAGACTGCGTAGTTGTATTCTCTCCAGAAGAAGCAGACGTTGTTAACAACGTAGGCGATGAAACAACAGACGTAAATGCATTTGCAAATACAGTAACACGTTCAACATATGCGTTCATGGATGGTAACTTCAAATACCAGTACGACAAGTACAACGATACATATCGTTGGGTACCTGCAAACGGCGACACCGCTGGTTGCATGGCTAGAACAGACAACGAAAGCGCACCATGGTTCTCACCAGCAGGTTTCGCAAAAGGTAGAATCCTTAACGTAACAAAACTTGCTTGGAATCCAAACGAAGCAGAGCGCGATCTTCTTTACAAGAATGCAGTTAATCCAATCTTCTCACAGCCAGGTCGCGGTGTAGTATTGTTTGGTGACAAGACATTCACATCAAAGACTGGTTCATTCAGCCGTATCAATGTTCGTAGATTGTTTATCACAATTCAGCGTTCAATTGGAACATTTGCTGAAGATGTATTGTTCGAACAGAACGATGCCGCAACCCGTTCATTGTTCCTAAATACTGTAGAGCCATACCTAAGAAGTGTACAAGCACAACGTGGTATGACTGACTTCCGTGTAATCTGCGATGACACAAACAATCCAGATGACGTTGTAAATGCAAATGAATTTATTGCGGACATTTATGTTCGCCCAATCGCATCTATCAACTTCATTCAGTTGAACTTTGTTTCTGTACGCGGAGCGGCAGCCTTCGCAGAATTGGGTTAAACTCGGATAAATAGATAAAAGAATCTAAGGAGATAAAATGGCCGTTAATACACTATCACAAATTAAGACTGCGATTGGAGTTGGTGCGCGCCCTAATCTCTTCCGAGTTTCATTCTCAGGTGGGTTTGCTCAAGGTTTTGATTCAGCAACATATTCAATTCTTTGCAAAGCAGCCCAAATCCCTGGTTCGACTCACGGAACGATTGAGGTGCCAACCGGCGGTGGGCGTAGATATAAACTTGCAGGCGACAGAACATTTGCAGAGTGGACCACAACAGTTATCAATGACTCAAATATGAATGCGCGAAGACTTATTGAAGCATATCAAACAGGTTTCGTATTTTCAGATTTTGAAGCATTTCAAGCAGTTAGTTCTGGTGGTAGAACCACAAACAGTCTATTGACTACTGTTACAGTACAACATTTAGACCAGTCTGGTTCACCAAGTAGAAGTTATACATTAAACAACTGTTTCGTAAGCGATATTTCTGCAATTGACCTATCATATGACAGTACAGATGCAATTTCTGAGTTTACTGTTACATGGGTTTACGATTACTTTACCGTCTAACTCATAACGAAATAGGAGATTAATAAATGTCAGTTTTTTCAATTACCGCTTTCAGAAGTGCGTTAGCAGGTGGTGCAAGACCTAACCTGTTCAAATTTCAATTCGGTGCATTGCCATCGGGTGTAAGTTTGACAGGTGCAGATGTTCTTGTAAAAGCAGGTGCAATTCCTGGTTACACCTTGGGTGTTATTGAAGTTCCGTTCAGAAGCCGTAGAATTAAAGTTCCAGGCGACAGAACATTTGCGGAATGGACAGTAACAGTAATCAACAATGAATCACAGTCAATTCGCAAAGGCTTTGAGGATTGGATGTCCTACATCAATAACAATGATTTTAATAGTGCAAACTTGAGAAGAGCAGGTGCAGGTGTTGATTACACTACACAGATTACTGTAGATCAGTTAAAAGATGATAACAGCGTATCTAAGACAACCAAATTGTTCCACGCCTTCCCAACTGATGTAAGCACTATCGATTTGTCTTACGACACAACAGACGCGGTGGAAGAGTTTACCGTAACCTTCCAATACGTCTATTCTGCTTAATTGACGAAACCTTTTCGCGACTATAAATAGTTGCGTAATAGTTTTAATGGGGGGCTATTACGCCCCCTTTTCTTATGGAAAGAGAATAAAATATGGCAATCAAACTGTTCGGTTTTAAAATCGGTAAGGATGAACCTGCAAGTGAACAGGTAAGATCATTCGTACCACCAAATGATGATGATAATGCAGTTAACATTGTTGGTGGTGGAGTATATGGAACTTATGTTGATCTTGAAGGCACAGTCAAGAACGACTCAGAACTAATCCGCAAGTATCGTGAAATGTCGCTTCAGGCAGAATGTGACACAGCGATTGATGATATTGTAAACGAAGCAATCGTATATCAACCTGATGAGTATCCAGTACAAATTGTATTGGACAAATTAGAGCAACCAGAATCAATCAAAAAGAAAATTCGCGATGAGTTTAAGCACATTCTTAAACTTCTTGATTTTGGTAATCAAGGATATGATATATTTCGTAGATGGTACGTTGATGGACGTTTATACTATCACCTAATCATTGATGAAAAACAACCTCGCGCAGGATTAAAAGAGGTTCGTTACATTGATCCTCGCAAAATTCGCAAAGTGCGCGAGACACAAAAAACAAAAGCAGTAGCAGGTCAAACAGAATTATATGTTAGACCTATTGAATACTTTGTGTTTTCAGAAAAAGGATTTGCTAAAGATGCAAATCAAGGTTTAAAAATTGCACCAGACTCTATCTGCTATGTTCATTCGGGCATTTCAGATAAAGATGGTAAGGTAATTATTTCACATTTAAACAAAGCAATTCGTCCACTTAATCAGTTGCGAATGCTTGAAGATGCGACAGTTATCTATCGTATTTCTCGCGCACCTGAACGTAGAATTTTCTACATTGATGTGGGTAACTTACCAAAGATTAAAGCAGAACAATATCTTC